AGGCAGGAAGTCTGCCAAGGAACAGATTCTTTTCTGTTCCAGTTGTGATTATCGCAAGACCAGCTTGCGCGGCTAGAAATGCGGCGATTTCATCCAGAAATGCCACTACTTTTCCAATTTCGAAAAATCGATATGCGCAGCAAGACGTCTTGGCAAATCAGAGCCAGCTTCCATCATTGCAGATTCCAGAAATTTGGCTTGACCAACTTCATGATGCGCTTCCATGTCTTCGTGAACATACCATGCGTAAGGTGCGGATGGACCACCTACTTCGATAGTCGCTCGAATCTCAGGTTCCATCTCGATTTTCGTTTCGTGAGAGGCACGCAGAATACCGTATCTTACTGGGGTGCGTTCTTTCGAGACATTTTCAATTTCTAGTGCAACAGCATAAAGAGCACCGGCCGCTTCTCGAGGGAAGCGTTCAGCAAATTCGGTAATCTTTCGGTTGAATTCCTCTTTACCCTCGAATGAACTACCCAAGACTCACCTGATACATATAGGGTTGATCAGTTGCAGGATCAACAATACCGTCAACAGAAAGGACAGGAGCAGTTCGACCATCAGGAAGTACGAATTTGTCCCTCGGATCAATAGGTTCTCTACGATGTGCCGATCCTTGAGGATCGATCGGATATGGAAAAGTTAGCATCGCCGTCTGTTCAACATCACGACCTTCCGGACCACGAACCATCTTTCTAGACATTTCTAGGATACACAATCTAGAGATACCAGGAGTATTGTAACTCGGTTTCTCATACGCATCCTGACCAGTCCATGCAAGATGAGTCACAGCAACTTGTAGAGTGGAGGTCACTGTATCCGCAATGGCAACCGCCCCACGGACAATATCAGCTAGACCACTCATGATCTAAGCACCGGCATCATTCCAGATCCTTTATCTGTTGCGTATCCCCACCACGTAGGGATCATGTTATCAACAGCATCTGGAATTACCTGAACTAGAAATGATTCCTTGAAAGACAATGAAATAGGTCCTGCACTCAGACTAGAAATTCCGTTTACCAAAACAGAGTTGTTAGCGCTAAGATCACTTACGATCAACTGTCGAGCGAATTCAGAAACAGCTTCCTTCAGTTCGATCGGAATCGCACCTTGATCGATCGTCACACGGCGATTAGAAGCGACCATTCCTAAGCGCGGCCATTGCAGAGCTTGCGTATCGGTCGTTGGATAGTTGTACCAGATGTACATATCGTCGATCAATCGCGTCGCCCATACGAGTGCCGCTTCTTTGACAGCAGTAGTCGCGCCTGTCCAATCTGTAGTGAACAGGCGCGACTCATGATACGAATCCGCTTCTGCTACTGTCGCGTAGGAATTCGCGCTTGGCGAACCCGGTGTCGCGTTCAGTACAAGTGCCACTAGTTCATCACCGAGTGAATGTTCAGTGTAGTCACGCCAGTGTAAGTTCCAGTGCTGACAAACTTACATCGAACGCGATCTCCTAGAACACCGTCGACAATCGTATTATCCGTCAGAGTCACGTCAGTAGGCGTAAGAGCCGGACCCGTTGCCACGTCGAGTTTGACAGAACTATACTTCTTGGCGGTGGCCGTTGTGAATGTCAGACACATGATGTCCTGCCAGGATGTTCCACCATCCAAAGAAGTTTGGATATACACCTTGACTGCTGTTCCGCCTGCTCCGTAGACGAATGTCGCAAGAACCGCCAAATTTCGAATCCCTTGCGGAACTGCCATCTCTTCACCAACGACAGTTCCCGCAGCAGCGATCGTTTGCTGAGCGATCAGCTTTCTTGAACGAGAACCCGGGGCGCTCATGCAGTCAGCTCAGCCCTTCGCTGGGCAATAGCCTCGAACACCTTGTTTCGACTCTTCCCAGCGAGTTCCTGCTCTTCGTACGTCTGTAGGGTCTCGAGGGAAGTTGCTGAATGCGCAAGAGTCTGAGCATCCTTGGAAGTATAGTCACGGATATCTGCGACAGTCACCGGCTGAGCGGGAGGTTCCTCTGCGGGAGGTTCCTCTGCAGGAGGCGGTTCCTCTGCGGGAGGTTCCTCTGCAGGAGGCGGTTCCTCTGCAGGAGGCGGTTCCTCTGCAGGAGGCGGTTCCTCTGCGGGAGGTTCGTCCGCGACTGGTTCCTCAGGATCGACTAGCTGATGTTTCTCCGAATCGAAATCCGACGCATTGATCCGAACAATCGTATCAGGATCATGAGGACCAGGATCCACCAGATACACATGGATGGTTTTCATGACGTCTCCTTACGCAGCTTCGATCACGTAGCTAAGGCACAGATCGATATGCGTTGCCGTGGTGACGTCGGAACCAGCCTTGATCGCGCTGATGATCGTGTTCGCGTCATTCGCAGTGAACGATGCACCGTCAGCCAGAACGACACCGTTCGTAGCTGCACCAGCACGAAGGACAGTGCTGCGCGTCAGACCGGCAACCAGGAAGGAAACCAGGATACGGGCCGACGACAGTGTCGCCATGAGATCGACTGACGTCACTGCAGCAGCGTTGCCACCGATCGCGATAGCGAACGCATCGACAAGGCGATACTTGTAACCCTGGAGCGCAGGAAGAATCGTAACGCCAGCGTTGATCTCCGCGATCGTGCAGCGCCGGCGCACCTGACGCACCGTGTCAGGAACGATCAGCTTCTTGTTCGTCGGATCGATCGCGTAGATTTCAGTGCCATCCGACTTTCGGATGAACTGCAAAATCTTGGTGTTGACACCAGCAACCGTTCGATTCAGCCAGCGCCAACCGAACAGCTTGTTTCCATTGGGATAAGCTTCGGGCACGGTCGTCCTCCAAGTCGCTGATTAAAGGGAGCGCGATCGGGAGGGAGCAGCGACTACTCCCTCCCTCGCGCTACCTTACTAGCCGACCAGTCGGACGAGTGCCTCCGGACGCGGAACTGCCCAGCCCCAGAGTGCGTCCACCGCCCACCGCCAGCGGAAGAACTCACGCTCGAGCGTGATCCGGAAACCGAGACCGCTCTCGGGATCGATGACGGCCTGCATCGGATGCGCACCGGGCATCAGATTGCTTTCCGACATCGGTGCCATTGCGAACGCGATAGCCTCGCGCTGTACGAGACAGTTCACAGCGTGCGAAGCCTTGAACGTGACTGCAGCGTCGTTGCCCCAGTTCACCTTCGCGGCAGGCGAAATGGTGACGTCCGAATCGGTGCCGACCAGCGTCGTGGAACTGATGACCGTGTAGGTCTGCGTGTCGCCCGCCACCGTGAACACGTCGCCGAGTTCCGGCTTCGTGGTGAGGCCGTCGAAATGCACCGTGGTAAGAGCCAGGAACGTAGACACGGAATCCGTCAGAACCGTGCCAGCGGCCGCGGTCGTGTGCGAAGGCATGTCGTCGGAAGTGACCCACAGAGCACCCAGCTTCCGGCCGATGATGCCATTCATCATGACGCTAGGATCGGCAGAGAACGACGCGTTCTGGAAGTTCGGCAGGTTCAGCGCATTCGCCTCGGAAGTGGTGTTCAGCACCATGAAGCGGTTCTCGGGCGGCATGCGCTGAGTGTGCGAAACGAGCTTCGCAGCAAGAAACTCGCTGAGGTCCGTCGAGAACGGAGTGATGCCTTCCGTACCGGCCCAGCCATACGAATACTTGTAGGCCGTCGCGAGATCCGTTTCGATGGCGGTCGCGAGGGACGTGATGGCCGAATCGAGACCCATCGGGATCTGACCGGCACCCGCACCGAGTCGCTCCAGGTCCTTGTCCGTCAGGAAGAACGGGCAATACTTGTGGCTCGACAGCGTGACGGGGACAACCGTCGGGGTGACGCTAGTCGTCGCAGCCGGCGTGGCCGCGGGAGTAACGTCGACGGCCGTGATCGCGGGCGGAACCACGATGTTGATCGTGGTGAACTTCTGGACGCCGCCAGTGAGCTTCGACTCGTAGTCGCGGTTGGCGATTTTTGCCCAGACAAGACGCTCTCGCAGCTTCTTCATACCGAAGACCGCGAGAGTACTCATGACGTTGGTGATATCCACGGCGGGACTCCCTTTATTTGGTTAAGTCCCGCCGGGACCTGACCACACTCGCAGAGTGGGTCTAGCGATGAACGATGCGAAGTTTTCCTGCAGCAACCTGATCGCCAACTTCCTTACTACCGAGTTGCTCGGGAGTGGGGTTGACGAGCTCACGAACACCGACGGGAAGCACAGTCGGCGTAGTGCCTCCGCCACTTGAAGTCTTGAAGAAACCAGGGAGCTCCTGCATCTGACTGGTCACCCAATCCTTCAGAGTGAGTGGCTCACCCTTCGAATCGTACATCGGCGTCGCACCATTGTAAGCCTTGAATGCGTCGCCTTCCAACCTCCACACATCCGATGCGATCTTCACGAATGCCGGCAGCATCTTGGTATCCGCACCGGCAGACGCCGAGATGCGGGTCAATTCCGCTTCGAAATCCTTGCGCTTCAGCGCGACGGCCGCATCGGCGTTGGCCTTTTCGGTTGCGGTCAGCTGACCCTTGACAGTTGCGAGTTCGTTCTTCAGCGGAGTCATCGCAGCTTCGATGCCACGCTGGATAGCGGCATTCAGATCGGCAGCATTCTTCACTGAGCCTTTTCCTTTGCCGCCATCGAGTTCCTCGGCCTTCTCCTTGAGTTCGCGGTATTCGCTGAGCTCGGTAACGACCTTCTCGATATCGTCACCCAACTTCTCCTTGACCTTCGCGATGTGGCCCTGAAGTTCAGGAATCTTGATTCCGCGATATTTCGTACGAATGAGTGCGGGGATTTCAGGAGCGGCCGTCTCCTTAGGAATGTCCAAGCCGAGTTCGTCGCGGAGAACTCCAACTAGCGAAAGATTCAGATCACGAAACTGACCGACCTTGCCATTAGCTTCAGCCAAGTCCTTTTCCGCAATGAATCCTTGTGGAGTTCCTTCGATTCGCAACACGAAAGAATCGCCGCTCTTTTCGTACTCTTTCGCGACATCCGCCGGGACGCCGTCCAGGCTCGGGAGTTGTGCCTTGAGTGCCATGAGTTCACCTTACCACAGGTAGTGCGGCCGTTGTAGTTTTTGTACGCACATTAACTGATTCTCTGAACAGATCACTGATAGTCATTCTAAGATGTCGCGCTATTCGACAATACTCAGCGTATTCTTCCTCTGTGCAACGAACATGGACATGGATCCGCTTACGCTCTTCAGGAGGTTTCTTAGGTCGCCCACCAGGGTGCGCCATTATGGATTAATCCCTTCCGTGCATCGACAGGAACTGTGAAATGGAGGGCGTTCGTATTCCTCGCCATCTAGTTCGAACGGTTGATCAAGAGGTTGCTCTTGGCCTTCTAAGCCACCACA